CATCAAAATCTCCGGATTTTACAAGAGCGCGTGCGTCGGCCAGATCCGGGAGATGATTCTGCGGGAGGTTTTGTAATTGTATAAGCCTGCCTGCCCAGCGTCCGGTACGATTGGCTCCGTAAAATGCGAACATGCCGCGAGCCCTGCCATCATCACAGACCGCACGCTCCATCGTCTGATATTTCTTGACGGAGGATTTGGCAAGCTGCTGTCGAAGTTCCAGAACGGTCTGAAGTTCTGGCGGAACGGTTTTGATAAGCTCTGCCACGACTTTCTTTCCAAGGCTGTCAGTTTCGAGGCCGTTGCCCTTGAGCCACTGTTTCATTTGCTGGACGGAGTTTGGATTGTCAAGAGCCGTCATATCCTTCATGGCAGCCGTCAACTCCGAGCGGGAGCGGGTGTCCATTTCGATGGCTTCCTGCACCAGATCCATGTCGAGACGGACACCACGGTCGTTGATTTCCTGATCGATGTGGTATTCATCCCAGACATCATCCGACACCGGAAACTTGGCAAGACGATCTTTGATGCCGATTTCGGTCTCCACATCGCGGATGTTGTATTTTTTGAAGGCTTCCCACTTATCCGGCGCATGGAAAGGGCGGTTCCTTGTTCGACCGCCGTTTGTTTTCGTTGGAGCACAGGGCACGGAGAAGTATTTGATCAGGTCTTTTCCCTCTGTGAGCTTCTGCTTCTCAAGACCGAGGACAGCACCGACGCCTTCCAAGGAAAGCGGCAGACCCATTGTGGCCGACCACACCATAGAGCAGCGCCAGCTCTCCGGATTCAGGAATCGAGCGCAGTCAATCGAGAGAGGGTGGTTGTCATGGAAGGGGTCAAGGCTCATTCCCAGATCACGGAGATATCGGGATAGGCAGATCCGTTCAAAGTTTGCATTGAAAGCCCATTTGATGACGGAATCATCAATCAGGGCGTCTATGATTTCCTGCGGCAGGCGTTCTCCCTGCGCAAGGTCGATGACAGCCACGTCGGAGCCATCGGCGCTGTAGCCGAACAGCAGGATTTCAAAGTCCGGCGATTCGGCATATTTATAAACGCCGCACTTGGGCAGATTCACGCTGCTGTAGGTTTCAATATCGATACTGAGTGTTTGCATAGATTTCACCTCAATTCAAACAAGCGGCTTAAGATTGCTCCTAAGCCGCCTGCCGTTTATGATTTACTCCAAGGACTTCATGCGCTTCTCGTGGTATTCACGTTCGTGTTCGGCCTGTTCCTTTTCGCGCTTCATGCGTTCCTCGTGGTACTTGAGGTCACGGGCGGCAGATTCCTCCTCACGCTTCTCACGCTTGCGGTCATTGAAGAAACTCTGGATGGACGAGATCAGGAACACGATGCTGAATACCAGCCAAGTGGCGATCAGCGCAGTAATCAGGATTGTCTGTAAGGTAGTCACTGTCATAATCGCACCTCCATCAATTCAGGAAGTCTTCATCGTCATCGCTGGCGAAGTCAGACTCTGCACTTGCCTTGCCACCGAGAGGCTCACCGTCACGGATCTTCTGCAGGTTGTTGAGCCCGCAGGCGATTCCCTTGTTGCCGGAGCTGTTGAAGGCGTAAAAGGTGATGCTGGCACGGCCATACACACCGGAGTACACCTCGGAACGGTTGAGGATCGGGTTCAGGTCTGCATCCACGATGCCGGGAGCAGAGGTGGCATTGGCATTCACGAAGTAGGCGTTCTTGTAGGCCTCGTCATCCGGACGTTCAGCGTCGCCGTCACGAAGAGGAGTTTTCAGAACAGAGAGCGCCGGTACAGACTTGCCGTTGCCCTTGAGCTTAGCTTCGCCCTCCTTGTAGGCAGCTTCGATGGCGGACTCGATCTTGGCGATGGTCTTGGTATCGGACTTCGGGATGATAAGGCTCACGCTGTACTTGGGAGTGCCGCCGTTGATGGATTTCGGCTCCCAGACATTTGCATAGCTCCAGCGGGTGTCGACACCGGTGATAACCTTCATGGGATTGCTGATTTTTACATTCTTACTCATTGTTGTTTTCCTCCATAAAATCATTTTTGGCTGTGTTCATGGTCGGGCGCTTGTCGCTATCCGGCACAAGTGTGGGTTTGCCCTGTGGCTTTTCGATATAAGCCGTCAGGAGTTCATCAAAGCGGGACTTGCCGAGGAGCTTCTGCATGGCGGTGACGCCGAGCAGCTTTTTCTCATACGGGTCGAAGCCTGCTTTCTCGACCGTTTCAATGACAGCGGCCTCATTGCTGTATCTTCGGTTGGCACGTCCTTCGACGAGCTTGAAGCCAGTCCACTCCTTACCGGAGAGAGCTTGCTGCAGGGCATATTCCTTGATGTCGGATGCCCAGCTGACCAGCTCATCCACTTTGCCGAGGATAACCTCGATCTCGGTGTCCGTGAGCAGTGGCGGGAGCTTGAAATCATGCTGCGCGAGTTTCAGGTTAGCTTCGGCTCTGGCTCGGCACTCGTTCTTGGCCTTGCAGAAGCCGCACCATTCACCACACAGGAAATTCCCATCTCCGGCGAAGGCCAATTCTGCGGTGGGCTTCAATACTTCGTCTGCCCAGCGGTAGAGCGCGTCTTTGCTGATCTCGAACGTGTTGATGTTTTGCCGTCTCGGTTGGTAGATGGTCATGGAAACCTGATCGATGTCGTAGATGCCATCGAAAAGCTCCAAAGCGCCGAGCGCGTAACACTGCATCTGCGGGTTTTCATCTGCTGAGACCAGAACGCCGAGACCGTGCTTGTAATCGATGATCCTGAGTGTGCCGTCTGCAATGATGATGCAGTCGGCTGTTCCGAAGCCCTGTTCTACCCAGCGGGAGAAGTCCACACGCTGCTCGATCAGGACGACCGGGTCGCTGCATGTTTCCTTGGCGGCTTCGACCTGCTCCAGAACGTATTCGGCATAGCCGCTGGCGCAGTCCTCCATCTCTTCGGAATACCATTTGAGGCTTTTGGTCGGGTCTTCTGCGGGAAGTCCAAGAGCAGACTTGATCTTGAATTCGCCAAGCGCATGGGCGTCGGTACCTTCCGCAGCGTAGTCGCTTCCTTTATCCTCATAGGTTTCGCAGAGCCTTGCTGATGGCGGGCAGTGCAGCCACCTATCGGATGAAGATGCGGAGAGGATCGCGTGTGCTTTAGCTGCCATTGCCGATTACCTCCGCGTCCTTCAACAGGGCTTCATAATTTGCCGGGTCTACGGCTGAGAGCTTTGCGGCACCGTACTTCTGGAGCAGGGTGCGAACCTCTGCGGTATGACCGGCACGGGACTTCTCGGCAAGGACGGCTCTTACATCCTCCAGCTTGATCTCCGGCTTCAGTTCCTCTTTCTTAGCAGCACTTTTTGATTTTTGCTGCTTAGAATCGTCTTCGCCGGAAAAATGCTGGTAGAGCCAGTCGGCTGCGGCATTAATAGAAGCAGCAGCGGTGCGGAGCTTTTCGATAGTCTGTGCCATTTCTGCCATCTTTGACATGTTCTTTTCCTCCTTCCTCGGATTGGCTTGCGGCAAGTACCCGGAGGTTTCTTGCCAGTCTGGCGGATACGTGGCTGATGGAATTCAGGAGCTTGATCTCCTCGTTCACGTTGCCGCCGGTGTCTGCATAACTGCGGTACATCATGTTCACCTCGCTTTCTGAAGGCTTTGTTCTCTGTCCTTCACCTTCCACTGGAGATGAACTTTCGATTTGAGCGGAGAATTTTATAAAAAGTTTTCCGACCACCATCCGAAAGAGAGATGATGGCCGGAAAGAATGTGGTTCGTGGTGTTTATATTACTTATCGCCGCTGATCCTACGAAGATCGGTGCGGTACTTCTTCATCTGGTCAGCAAAGGTCTTCTGCGGACGACCGAGCTCTCTTGCAATGGCACGGTCGGAGATACCCTCCGGGTGATCCTTCCAAAGCTGGATGATGGTATCGGCCTCCGGGTCGAGTTCACGCAGACGTGCAAAGAGCTGCTCCAACAGCATACGGTCGGCTATGACTTCATCCATCGGTTTGTTGCTGTCAGGGATATAATCGCCGAGTGTGCCGTTGCCGTCCGGGAGAGGTTGATCCAAAGATGTGGTGTCACCTGCCGCGTGGTATTCACAGCCGATGCAATCGCCGTCGCACTTCCATATAAAGCGGTACGGACACATGCACCTGCCGTGATCCTGCTCCTTGTGGCGAATACGGTCAGCTTCCTTATAGAAGGAGTCGTGCTGTGTCTTGGTGACTGGCACCTTCTCGCCGGTGCTGCGAACGTAGATGAAATAGGTCTTTTCTTCTGTTGTCATAAGATTTCCTCCTGTGATTTGCTTTTTAGTGAGCAATCACAGTGGGGAAATTCATGGCCTGTTCATTGGAAATACATCTGGATATCTTGAATTTCACATGTATTTCCGATATAATAGGAATTGGTGGGAATAAATCGGAAACACCACGAACCACTGTACCCGTATATCCAGCCTCTTCCCGGACGCCATATTGCCCTTGTGACTACTCACAAGAGCTATCCAATCGTTCGGTAGGTCGGCTACTATAGTTCGTAAGGTTCTTAGGGTTCGACTTTGAAAATTGGAGAGAAAACCAATGACAAAAGGTGACAATCCACGGTTATGTGGCGGCACCTTCTTTGTGCTTGTGTTGCAGGCGCTAAAACAACGTGTTAAGGCAAGACAGCACTATAAAGGCGAGAGGGATGGCCTCTCTGATCCGGAAGTTCTGATCGGGCTGATTAAGGTAATCAATCCCGACTATCAAGAACCGAAGGAAGGTGCGCTGAAAGGAAAAACAAACGACTTCAAATCCTGCAAGACCTCGACCGGTCAGTATTTGCCATTTGGCGAGACACTGGAGATCGAGGCGTTTGATGAGCGCATCCGGAATGAGTATCAGGATGCACTGGGTGCGATGACGGAGTTCGTTGCGCTGTTCCTTGAAATCGGAACAAAGGTAAAGAAAGACGAAAGACTCGTGAAGGCGCTGATCGACCTGATTGAGCAGGACGACAGCATCAAGCCGGATGAGGGATTTTATATTGAAGAAACCGGTCAGAAAATAAAAAAGACCGCACTTGGCGGACTCGACGATGTCTGTCTCCCTGCATTCCTGCTGGGTGTATGGCACTATGTGGTTGTTTATAGAAAGGACAACAGCGTAGGCCGTGATACCTATGACATGTGGTGCCCGGAAAATGGCAGAGCGCCAAGAACATATTCTGGTGGCATGGGTAAGAGTATCACAAAGACAATAAATGTTCGTATGCCGGGAACAGCTCTATCCGAGGATGATGAGATATTCGACTTCGGAGACGAGGATGCAGAACAGCCATCAGATAAAGCAGAGGCAGATTATGATTTCGACTTTGGAGATGAGGATGCAAAAACTGGCACGCCTCCTCCCATTCAGCAGATCATAAATAATCCGCTGTTTATTTCGCAGACCGGAGACAACAGTAATGTCATCACGAATTACGGAACGATGAATTTGACACTGGGTAAGCACGGAGGTGGCTCTAATGAGTAATGAAATAAGAGTAATATCCGCTGCGAATCTTCCGGCAAACGGGAAGCCGCAATATTCCCAGAGTGGAAACGATGCTGTGATGATCCCGAACTACGGCACCATCAATATGCAGATTACGCAGCAGACTGCGTCAATGCCGTATTTCGGAGGAAATATCTATCTCCCGCCAAAGGTGGATCGGGAGTATTACAACATTTTCGTGCTTGCTGGTGAGGAATTCGACAGGCCATACATTAAGATTCCGCGTGACCGAGCCTTGAATCAATGCATGACACAGGAAACTATAGATAAGTTTGCTCCGATGACTGAGGAGAATCGCGATCAAATTAAAACCATGCCATCGCTATTTATGGCTGAGAACAATCAGTATGGCAAAGCAGATGAGAGCCAGAATGTGATCTACGGGTTTGTGCCCGATATAAAGGTCTACGACAATTACGTGAAAGTCTACTATTGCGGATACAAACTCGATGTTCCGCAGTGGAGACTGAACGAGTTGTTAGAGGAGCTTCAACTTGTAGGCAATGATAAATTCAACGAACTGAACCGGACTCACTGGTCAATCAAGCGCTGCGACCTGATTCAGGAGCTGCTTGAAGGCGGAGTCCAAATTCCCGTATTTACCATTGGGGACTCACATTGATGGAGGAGAGTACATGAGCAACGAAAACGAGAATATTACATCTGAAACAATACAAGAAGCAACACCAGAAAAATGGGTAAACCTTGAGGATATAGCTGAACACCTCAGCGTTAGTACGGATACCGTCAGGAATTGGATAAAAGACGGAAAACTGCCATTCTACAGAGCTGGGAAACGTTATAAGTTCAAAATATCCGAAGTGGATGAATGGTTACGTGGTGGAAAAATCACGGATTAAATGTCGCACGCAAAAATGTGGCAGAAGGGAGAATGCCTATGCAGGACAAGATGAAGTCCCTCATAACAAATATAAAATTGGACGCTGCCACTTTTCACGGTGAGACGGTAGACCCTACATATATCAATTTCTTTTTTGGAAAGAACGGTGCGGGTAAGAGCACAGTTGCTTATGCCTTTGAGCACCCGGAGTGCCTTGAATGGCAGAATGGTGTAAATCCTGCCGACTACACGATTCTTATTTATAATCAAGAGTTTATTGACCGTAATCTGGCTAACTATGGTGACCTCAAGGGTGTGTTCACGCTCAGCGAAGAAAATGCCGAAACAAGGAAACAGATCGACGATAAGACCGAGGAAAGAAAAGGTGTCATTGCTGACGGTAAACAGGCTGCTGAGGATCGTGATAAGAAGAGCAGTGAGCTCAAGCCGTTACGCGATACGTTTGAAACCACTTGTTGGGATGAAACCGAGGATATCAGAAAGAGCTTCGATCAGACGCAGGGTGGTAAGAAAAAGAAGCTCCAGTTTGCAGACGAGGTTTTATCCGGGAAGCATTCAGCTGTCGAACACAAAAAGGAAGATATCCAGAAACTATACGATATCGCCTATGATCCAAAGGCACGGAGGTACCCATTGTTCAAAATCTCTGGCGAGTTGGAAGGTGAATATGATCTTTCCGGTGCAAGCTATCTTGGCGAAGAAGTGACGAGCAGGAGTGAGACACAGTTTGCTCAGTTCATGAAAGCGCTCAATGCGACCGAATGGGTGAAGCAAGGTCATGCTGATTATGTGGTCGGTCACGAAGAAGGTAAATGCCCGTTCTGTCAGAGAAAGTTACCGGATACCTTCGAGGAAGACATCGCAGAGGCTTTCGATGAAGGTTACCAGAAGGCGCTTGATGCACTTGAAACCTTCGAGGCAGAGTACAAAAGGAAAATGGAGGCTTTACTTGAGCTACTAAAGAATAACCTAAACGACGTTTTCCCGAAGGCAAAGACTGCAGAATATGAGAAGCTGGTGGCACAGCTTGAGACAGTCATTACAGAGAATGAGCAGCTGATAGCAAAGAAACGGACTACACCGGGTGAGGCCGTGGCGCTCAAAGATACAGATACCATTCTCTCTGATATTGATACAGTCGTAGCGGGTATCAATGAACTGATTCAGGAGAATAACGACATCGTAGCTACCAAGCCGGACAAGCAGCTTGAATGCTTCAATATGGTATGGGAGAAAATCGCATTTATCCTGAAGGATAAAGTGGCGGCCTATACAAAGAGCAAGAGCGATATTGAGGCTGAGGCTAAGAGACTGGACGGAGAGGTCAAAAAGCTGCAGGAGAAATATAAAGCTCTGTCGGCTGAAATTAATAAACTCAATGCCAGCGTGATCAACACGGCGACTACGGTGGAAAGCATCAATGCCCATCTGAAGGATTCTGGATTTGAAGGATTCCGGCTCCGCGAAAAGGAAGGCGTCAAAGGTACTTACGAGGTCATCAGGGAGGATGGCAAGGTTGCGGAAAAGCTCAGCGAGGGTGAGCGTAACTTCATTGCTTTCCTGTACTTCTACCACTTGGTGCGCGGCAGCCAGACCGAGACGGACTCCGGCAAGGATAAGATCGTGGTCATAGATGATCCAGTTTCCAGTATGGACTCCAGTGCGCTCTTTATCGTCAGTGCACTGGTGCGTGAAATGTTGGGCGTATGCAGCAATAACGTCCGACTGGAAGACTACGAATATAAAGGGAAGTATATTCAGCAGATATTTATCCTGACGCACAATGCCTTCTTCCACAGAGAGATCACATACAATCAGGTTAGCCATTACCGGTACGTGTCGTTCTTTAAGGTAAACAAGAAGAACAACATCTCGACTGTGGAGAAATGTGTAATCGAGGCCACAAAAGTCTCTGAGAAGGATAGGAACTTCAATCCGGTTCAGAATTCTTATGCGGCACTCTGGCGAGAATATGAAAAGCTGGATGCACCGATTCCGCTCATGAACGTGATCCGGAGAATCCTTGAATACTACTTTTTACAATTGTGTGGCTTTGAAAGCACTGTTCTTAGCACTACAGTGCTTGAAGCGATAAAGAAGCAGATCATGGATGAAGCTGCCGGTGGCGTTCCAGATTATACAAAATACCATCTGGCACAAGCTATGCTGTCTTACATCAATAGGTCGGATGCTTTCAACGATGGACTCCACTTTGTAGATGAGAGCATCGATTGTGACCAGTACAGAAGCGTTTTTTATTCCATCTTTGAGGTGATGAATCAGGGACAGCACTTTAAGCACATGATGGAGGAATTGGAATAAGTCCTGATTATTGTACCGATGGCTTGGTAGAATAATGAAAAAAAGAAAAGTGAGGTAAACACAATGGCTGAAAAGAACACTGCCAATATTGGTTTTGAGAAACAAATCTGGGATGCGGCCTGCGTGCTGTGGGGACATATCCCGGCATCTGAATATAGAAATGTGATCATTGGGCTTATCTTCCTGAAGTATATCTCTACGGCTTTTGATAAGAAGTATCAGCAGCTTGTTGCTGAGGGAGATGGGTTCGAGGATGATCCGGATGCATATCTGGAGGACAACGTATTCTTCGTGCCGGAGGATGCTCGTTGGGATAAGATTGCGGCAGCAGCGCATAAGCCGGAAATCGGAACGGTTATTGATGATGCTATGCGTGCAATCGAAGCCGATAACAAGAAACTCAAGAATGTGCTTCCAAAGAATTATGCCAGTCCGGATCTGGACAAGAGAGTCCTCGGAGATGTCGTTGACCTCTTTACCAACATGGATATGGGAGAGACAGAAGGTAACCGAGATGTCCTCGGTAGAACTTACGAATACTGTATCGCTCAGTTTGCCGAAAAGGAAGGCAAAGGCGGTGGTGAATTCTATACGCCGTCAAGCATCGTAAACACACTGGTTTCAATCCTGAAGCCATATTCAAACTGCCGTGTATATGATTGCTGCTGCGGCAGTGGCGGTATGTTTGTACAGAGTGCGAAGTTTATTCAGGCGCATTCTGGCAATCGTGGCTCGATTTCAATTTATGGTCAAGAGGCCAATCCGGACACTTGGAAGATGGCCATCATGAATCTTACGATTCGTGGCCTTGATGCAGACCTTGGTGCTTACCATGCCGATACATTTACGAATGACCTTCATCCGACATTGAAGGCAGACTTCATTCTGGCCAATCCTCCCTTCAACTATAATCCGTGGGGACAGGATAAGCTGATGGACGATGTTCGCTGGAAATACGGAATCCCGCCTGCAAGTAATGCCAACTTTGCATGGATTCAACATATGATCCATCATCTTGCGCCAAATGGCAAGATCGGACTTGTTCTTGCAAATGGAGCACTCTCTTCCCAGAGTGGCGGCGAGGGTGAGATCAGAAAGAAGATCATCGAGGATGACCTTATCGAAGGCATCATCGCTATGCCGCCGCAGCTCTTCTATAGTGTAACAATCCCTGCGACGCTCTGGTTCATTTCAAAGGGCAAGAAACAGAAAGGCAAGACAGTCTTTATTGATGCCCGCAAGATGGGACATATGGTAGACCGTAAGCATCGTGATTTTACGGAGGAAGATATCCAAAAACTTGCGAATACATTCGAAGCCTTCCAGAATGGCACACTTGAGGATGAAAAAGGCTTCTGCTCTGTAGCGACGATACAGGATATCGCAAAGCAGGATTATGTTCTTACACCGGGTCGCTATGTTGGTATTGAAGAGCAGGTAGATGACGGCGAGCCGTTCGAAGAGAAAATGACAAGACTGACATCGGAGCTTTCCGATATGTTTGAGCGCTCTCATGAACTTGAGGACGAAATTCGAAGGAAGTTGGGGGCGATTGGATATGAAATATAAACTCTCCGAAATAATGGATATCATTGGTGGAGGAACTCCGAAGACAAGTAAGCCGGAATATTGGAATGGTGACATTCCATGGCTTTCTGTAAAAGACTTTAACAATGATTATCGCTACGTCTATGAAACAGAGAAGACCATTACACAACTGGGACTTGACAATAGTTCGACGAAATTGCTAAAGCGAAATGATTCAATAATTTCAGCGCGTGGTACTGTCGGAGAAATGGCGATGATTCCATATCCCATGGCTTTTAATCAGTCATGTTATGGACTTCGCGCAAAAGAAGGTCTTGTTGATGAGGAATATCTATATTACTTGATTAAGCACAACGTGGTGGTTTTGAAAAAGAATACTCATGGATCGGTGTTTGATACTATCACGCGAGACACATTTGATGGTATTGAAGTGGAATTGCCATCACTGGTGGAACAGAAGGTAGTGGCTTCAATACTCCGAGACTTAGATGACAAAATTGAGGTGAACAATGAGATAAACAAGAATTGAGATTTCATGTATTCCAAGGAATTTAATAATTGTTATATTTTATTATCAAATATCTCTCAAGCCCTTGAAAACACTAAGTTTATCGCAGGTGAGCTTTCCCTTATTGTTTCCCTTGTATTATATTGTCCCACCAGTGTTTACGAACTCTGATAAGGGCAAATACAAGGGCAAGAAAATCCTATAAAACAGTATAACACAAAATTAAAACGACATGGTGAACTGATTGAAATGCTTCTATTTTTTTAACAAATGATTGATTGAACGATAAGGAGATTTGATACGATGAGAACGATATTTGCAGAATACAATCCACACAGAAACAGCATTGATGTATATACCAGTGCTGGCTATATGCTCCGCATTGACTGCTGGGAAGCAGAAAAGAATTTAAAAACAACACCTGGATCAGATTGTGCATTAAATGCACTTGCTATTGATGAACCACTTGAATATGCAAGATTGTATCTTGATGGAACGATGCAAATGTGGGTAGATGCGGAAGATTCCTTAGAAATTTAATTCAAAGATAAATAAGGGACAAATAACCCTTTTAGATTTATTTGTCCCTATTATTCTATATTTTTTCACTTCTGACAATGCAGATGAAACTTTTAAATTTGGTATTTTCCAGTATCATTGTTCAGTTTTTTTCACCAGACAGGGCACTGTATCCATATTGTTTGTATGTATTTTCCCCTGTTACTCAATCATAATTTCCTTGATAGAAATCTTCTTAATTTTTTCAGAATATATATACATCATAATTTCATAAATCGTGATAAAACAAGCAAGAGAAATAAGCATAGTAGGAAAGTCAAATTTATACGTAGGTACACCCTCGACATCCTTAAATACAATATCCACCATAAGCCGAAGCAATCCATACTGATATACTGTTCCGATTATAAAACCAATATAGGACAGCGGTCTGTATCCTCCTAAAATTGCCCTGCAACATTCTTTCTGTGAATAGCCGAATACTCTCATCATAGCAATAGTTTTTGTATTTCCGTTTATTACTGTAGTTATAGCAAGAAACAGAGTTGTAAACGCTAATACAAGTCCGATGACCAACATCATCACACCCATCATTTCACTTGATAAATCTTTCATACTAAACGACATTTGTGTCATAGCTGAAAAGCAAAACGAAGCAAAAATAATGAAGAATACAAGTGCCTTTTTAGATTTCAAGGTATTCCTTTTCAAATACTCTACAAACGACAATTCACTGCTTTTTTCGATTCTATGATTTGGTGTTTTAGAAGCAGTTTGCATATTATCTTTCAAAAGCAGCAACACAGGTTTTTTGAATTTGTACCAGGCATAATAAACTGAAAGTGCCGAAAAACACACAGTTGGCAATACCACAAAATAAAATAAAATGCTTGGATGAAAATTGATAGTTATCTCAGGAAGCATTTTATCTTCATTTTGTAGAGCGTAAAACCACGGCATTATAAGAAATGCTCCTGCATATCCGGTTACAGTTCCAATAAATATACTAATTCCGAATACCCAAAAGCTTTTTGCAATTTTGATATTTGAATATCCCAACGCCTTTAATATCCCAAGTTCCTTCTTATGCGTGTCAATATAATGCTTAATATAAAACAACAACATAACAATCGCAGTTAAAAGCAAGCATCCGCCACTTACAAGGCAAACGACTTTTGCGGTAGAAACCTGAGCATTATAAAAAAACATTGATAATTCAGATGTAATTTCACTCTCAATTAATCGAATATCAAAATAAAAGTTCAGAAACATTGTACAAACAAGAACAGCACAACAGGCTATAATGGAAATACCGATGAGTTTTGAAACATTTTTTATTCCAACGAGCATACCATCACCACCCTATCTCATAAGCAGTCTTTTGTGCTTCATTTGTGTAAATTTCAGATATTTTTCCGCTATTCATTTTTATAACTGTGTTTGCCATTTCCGCAATATTCAAATTGTGCGTTACCATTACAATCGTAAAACCATATTCCTTTTGAAGTTTACATATATAATCAAGAACCTGTCGTCCTGTTTGTTCGTCTAATGCTCCTGTCGGTTCGTCAAGAAATAATACTCTCGGTCTTTTTGCCAAAGCTCTTGCAATAGATACTCTTTGCTGTTCGCCACCCGAAAGTTCGCTGGGATATTTATGTAGTTTTTCTCCGAGTCCAACCGCTCTAATGACGTTTTTATAATCTTTATTATTTGCTAAATCAGCACCCATTTTTACATTTTTATCAACGCTCATATTGGGTAGCAAATAATACTGCTGAAAAATAAATCCGACATTTTCCTTACGAAATGAAGTTAATTCATTATCAGAAAGTGCTGTAATATCCTTTCCGTCATAAAACACTTTACCGCTGTCAGGGCGTTCAAGACCTGAAATTACATTCAAAAAGGTTGACTTGCCAGAACCAGATGCGCCGAGAATAACCACAAAATCATTATCCTCAATATCAAGACTGATGTCCTTTAATACTTGGAATCGGCTTTCTCCGTTTTGGTAGGATTTTATTATATTTCTCGCTTTAATCATTATTTTCTCCTTCCTTCAGCTTTTTCAAAATACTCATACATACCTCAGTAATCATTGTACTGATTTCTTCGTCTGTAAATCGGCACATTTTTGTGGCACAAAGCGTTGCAATTCCGTGTGTATATATCCAAAGATGATGATACAGTTTTTTCCCAGCTGCCTTGCAAATTTTGTAATCATCTTGAATTGACAATAGAATTTGCTCATAACTTTCATCTATCAGCGGAAGTACACCAGATAAGTCAGGAATTTGTTTTTGCTCCGTCATAAAGAGGAGTTGAAAAAGCTTAGGCTCATTAACAGCGAAGAGAATATATTGTGTACCCACCCCTTTAAACGGGGGCTCTGTTGTTAGTCCTTTATTGACATATTCTTTATACAGAGCTTTAGCAGATTTAATCATATCCTGCTGAACCTCCTCCATATTTTTAAATACAGTAAAAATGGGTCTTGCCGAACTACCGAGATATGTTCCTAACGCTCTTGAAGTCAAAGCCTCATATCCGTCTGCCCTGACAATATTTAATGCGGCTTCAATAATTTCTGCTTTTTGTAAATTTGGCTTTTGGTGGCATACTTTATCTCTCCTTTTACTAAATCGCTTGTTTTAAATCAGCTGATTTAATTATAATTGAAGCCCACCTGAAAGTCAATAAGGCGGCAGAGATTAATTCCTTCAGCCTTATTGACTGCTTATGAAAAGATGATTTCTTCGTTCATAATATCCCAATTGCTACACTTTGTTGTATTGCGTTATGCGTTTTTCCAGCCCTTGCTTTTACCATTATGAACAGTCAGGGCAAGGGGAACATAGTGTGAAATCATATAAAGGGATAAAGCGAACACATTACAATGAATCCTTTGTTTTCAAAGCTTTTGTAGGATTTTATTAAAATACAAAGAGGTGTGATTAAGCACATATATAAAATTGTGTGTTTACAATCGGATTTTTAATAATATCCCCTTGTTTCCCGCCAGCCTTTTACATACCACCTGATTCCAACATATACCAGTTGCACGAATAATAAGAAAAATAGCAGATTGATCGGCAATACTGTCTTTATCCAATCTCCAAAATAGATTGCTATTGCCATGCTTATAAGTGTTACCAGTATTGTAATCATATCCCAGCAGTATTTCTTATATAGCCCGGCAATCTTTATCCCGGTGAATGCTAAAAGTATTCCAGCACCCACCAAACATCCACCGCAGATCAGTATTCTTATCAGCCAATATACAATTCCGGCAACGACAGGATTGGATATTCCATTACTAATCTGTGCCATGTTCTTTCCTGTCAGTATAATCCACCCTGCAATGGTCTGTATAAAAGTGGCGATTGTATCAAAGAATACCACGCAATCAGAAATAAATATTTTTGACCGTATCATCTGAAAAAGAGTAGTTGATACGGAATACCATATCAGCAGAAACATCAATGCTTCATACATGGCTGTTTTTGTTTTATATCTGCCTGCCAGTTTTTCTCTCTGCGTATCATACTTTTCCTTGGCTTTCAGATAAGCTGTCAGGTTACAGTTCCCACACTTTTGATAGAGTACCGGCTTTTCAACCGGTATCTCTACTTTTTTCTGATGAGAGAGTGCATAGTCCCGTTCCTGTTCTGCCTGCCTTAGCTTATCTTGACATTCCTCTGTCATGATTTCGGCAGCGTGCGTTTTCTCTTTCTCTCTCTGCAACAATTCTTTTGTTTTCCTCAAGTCGTTCTTTAAGGCTTGAATGTTCCCTGCTCTGTTCTCGCTGTTTAACCTCTCGTTCAAGGTCAGCGATTCGTCGAGCTGCATTTTCAGTTTCCTGATAGTCCGGTCTTTCTGGTCGAGTTCTTCCTGCATCTGCTCTGTCAGCAGAAGCAACTCTTCCAGTTGATCGTCGCTCTTTGAGTTTCTTAATTCGTTCATCAATCGACCTTCCTTTCTCTAATTGCTGTTCAAGTTCAGTAATTCGCTGTTCTGTTTCTGCAATAGCCGGTTCTCGCTGTTTAATTTCTGTGCCAATTCCTGCCATTGCTGATTTTCGTCTGTAAGCTTCTGTATCTGGTCTGTCTTTTCTTCCAGAAGTATCAACAGTTCTTCTGTATCCGGCAAGATTTGAAGCAGTTCTGATAATTCGCTCTCTAATTGCTGCAATCGTTCTTCCTTCTCCTGAAAGCACATCAGCTTCTCGTCCTTTTCCTGTATTTCCTGAAGCATTTCTGCCATGATATTCTGCTGTTCCTCTATCTGTGTAATCATTGCTTCCATCATGGGAATTACTTCTTTGCTTTCTTCTAATGTCATTCAACCACTCCTTCCATATTGACAATGCACCGGATACCTTACCAAAGGTTGTGATTACCTTTTGCAGTAGTGCATTTTGTTTTTTAATCATCTGGTTTTCCTCGACCTTCCATGAACCATTCCATATCTGTCCGGTGAGATATTTTTCCTCAATCTTTCTTGCATCCGCACCCTCATGAATCGTAGGGATTTTTAATTTGCCCTGTCTTTCATAAGAGCGGTGGTCAATCTGATTGTCTATGGATAAATGCCGGTTACACATCCCAGCCCATTCGCTTCGCCATAACTCACAATTCTTTGGATTATTCCAGCCGGTAGCATCGGTCAGAACCCGTTTCCATTGTTTTCGGTTTCTTGCCCCGACTTTCTGTACTCCGTTTTCATCAAGTACCGGAATGCGGATTCCATGCCGGTCAGGATTTTTCTTATCCTGCCACCAGTCCGGGTGGGATTCATCAACCACGATATTTCCGTCAGTATCTCTGACAAAATCCCAGTCCTTGACTTCTTTGCTGCCCCATGAATGATCCAGATTGAATGGTCGCATGGTTACAAGTAAATGCACATGTGGGTTTCCATCGCCCTTATCGTGTATGCTCCAGTCGACACACATTCCCTTATCCACGAAAGTCTTTTGAATATATTCGGTTGTATAATCAATCTGTTCCTGTCTGCTCCATTCTTTCGGCAGGGAAAATTCAAATGAGCGTCCAAGCTGTGCATCTGCATTTTTTTCTATCTTCAATACCTCATTCCATAGACGCTGTTTCTGAAATGTGATTTTAAACTTTTCCAGTGCGGCATCTTTATCATCCGCTCTTTTATAACGGATAGACTGTTGAAACCTTTTTATATTTTCTTCCGGTACATGCAGCCATTCAGGAGGTGCATTTTCGCACATCATCAGACTGGTGTAGACGACTTCCTTTTTGGAAGTATAGTAACTGATTCTGCCTGTTTCCTCATTCTTCATCACATCTCCATTAAGATATGCCGATGCGGATATGACAGATTTTCCTTTACTGCGCCCGACAATCTTTACTGTAAAGTGAAATATCGCCATGATACGATTCCCCCTTTCTGCCGTATCCGGCATTGATTTCCGACAGCATCTTCTTCTGGTTTGGCAGAAGTGAAGCTGTCGGAACGCCCTCTGCGCAAGAGTGCCCCCTGCGGCATGAGCAGGTCTGGCTGAAAGCCCCGCCGACGGAACGAGCCCGGCAAGCGTAAGCGCAGACCGGTTGCCACTTGTGGCAAACTTATAAGGACGACCTCTGGTTGTCCATAAGTGCGCCCTTCATTCAAAGGCAATGAAGGGAATGGAAAAACCACTCCCTCCGCCATTACACTTCCTCCATATCTGTAAGTGGCTCTTTCTGCATCGCCTTTGAGAAAAACTTTCCGTTTGTTTCCTGCCTTTTTAAGAAGCCTATCAACTTTGGTAAATCTTCCTCCTCAATCGGACAGCCAAGAACCGATTCCACTGCGCCACCAATCTGACAGAGCCTGTGGGTTCGTTTTTTACTTTCCTCTGCTTTCTTTCGCTTTTCCAGTTCCTTCCGCTGTGCAATGAGCTTTTTTGTAGCTTCAATGCTTTCCTGTTCCTTTTTCTCTAATGCACGTATTCTTTCTTCATAAGTCTTTGTTGATTTCGCCATATCGTCTTCATCCTTTCTTTTTCCGATAAACAACAGTTCCCGGTTGCATATCAGGAGAAGCACATGGTATAATCCTCTTGCGTGTAGGTATATCATGGCTTCGGTCTGATAGAACCTTTGGCGGTTTCTTAGGAAGCCGCCTTTTTAAGTTGCCACATTTCTTGTGACAGCTTTTACATTTCCTTTATCCCTCAGATCACGCCCCTCGTTGGCTTCCATGAACTTTTCCAGAATGTCAGTTTTAATAAGGACTTTTCTTCCGACCTTTAATACCGGAAGCTTCTTCCATTCAACCAGCTTTCTCAAAGTGTTTCTGCCAATTCCTGTATAGTCGGCTGCTTCCTCGATGGATAATGCAATCTTTCTTTCCGTCATCTTGTCACCTCCTTATAAATTGCATTATGCAATTTTTGTTGTGCTGTTAGTATAGCGGTTTTATATTGCGCTGTCAAGCGTTATGAAATTTTAAAAGCAATTATTAGATTGCATATTGCAATTATGTGAGGTACATGCTATAATTCATACATACCGAAAAAGGAGGCAATCAGCATGAAAGATAAAGAACTACGCAAGCTGATAGGCAGCAGGGCAAAACAGCGTCGTCTGGAATTAAATCTGACACAGCCTTATGTTGCAGAGAAGATGGGAGTTACAGCTTCCACAATCCTGCGTTATGAGAATGGTTCGATTGACAATACCAAAAAGATGGTGCTGGAAGGTCTTTCGGAAGCACTTCATGTATCTATTGAATGGCTCAGAGGGGAAACCGATGAATACGAAACCGATATTACGGATAAGAAAGAATTACAGATTCGTGATGCAATGGGCGATATTCTCAAACAGTTACCTCTCGACCTTAGTAAAAAGGAAGATGCTTTTTCCAAAGATTTACTGCTGTTGATGTTAAAGCAATATAACCTGTTTCTGGAATCATTCCAGTTTGCCTGCAAGAATTACAAGGGCAACACGAATGAAGCTGATATTGCAAAAGTAATGGGGTTTGAATCGAATGATGAATATAACGAGATTATGTTTCTCCGGGAGATCACCCACACTGTTAATGCCTTTAACGACATGGCAGATATCGTAAGGCTTTATTCCAAGAAACCGGAAATGGCAGAACAAAGGCTTGAAAATCTTTTATCAGAAGTTTTGTATGAGGATTCCGATTCGGTATAGAACGACAACCGGAGTTATGATATACTTACACGCAAGAAGCATTTCATCAGTTCCGATTGTCTGATATCGAAAGGAGACACACGATTATGGCAAAAGGATCTGTAAGAAAAAAAGGAAAGAAATGGTACTACCGCTTCTATGTAGAAGATGCAAGCGGCAATCTGGTTCAGAAAGAATACGCTGGAACAGAAAGCAAAAGTGAAACGGAAAAACTGCTCCGTCAGGCAATGGACGATTACGAAAGCAAGAAATTCATTGCAAAGTCGGAAAATATTACAGTTGGAGAATTACTTGATATATGGGCAGAGGAAGAATTAAAGACCGGTACTCTCAGTAATGGGACAGTCCAGAATTACCTTGGTGCTATTACCAACATCAAGAAGCATCCAATTTCAGAGAGAAAGTTGAAAAATGTAACATCTGAGCATTTACAAGCCTTCTTCGATCTGCTTTCCTTTGGTGGCACTTATCCAGATGGTTCAGAAAGAAAAGGTTACAGCAAAGATTACATTCGTTCTTTCTCGGCAGTATTACAGCAGTCATTCCGGTTTGCAGTATCCCCAAAGCAATATATCACTTTCAATCCGATGCAGTATATTAAGCTGAAATACCAGACGGATGAGGTTGACCTGTTTTCTGATGATGACATGGATGGCGATATACAGCCAATTCCACGAGAGGATTATGAAAGACTGATTGAATTTCTACAGGATTACAATCCACCGGCAATACTTCCAATCCAGATAGCTTATTATGCAGGACTTCGTATCGGTGAAGCCTGTGGTCTGGCATGGCAGGATGTAAATCTTGAAGAACAGTGCCTTACGATCAGACGAAGTATCCGATATGATGGTTCAAGGCACAAGAATATCATCGGACCAACCAAACGAAAAAAGGTAAGGATTGTTGATTTTGGAGATACACTGGCAGAGATTCTTCGCAATGCCCGAAAGGAACAACTTAAAAACCGAATGCAGTACGGAGAACTTTACCACAAAAACTACTACAGAGAAGTAAAAGACAAAAACAGAGTTTACTATGAGTTCTATCATCTGGACGGAACAGAGAATGTTCCAGAAGATTATAAGGAAATATCCTTTGTCTGCTTAAGACCGGATGGAAGTTTGGAACTGCCAAGCACGTTAGGAATTGTTTGCAGGAAGATTGCTCAGAAACTGGATGGATTTGAAGGATTTCATTTTCACCAGTTGCGACACACCTACACAAGCAACCTTCTGGCAAATGGAGCAGCACCAAAGGATGTGCAGGAACTGTTAGGGCACTCAGATGTCAGTACCACCATGAATGTCTATGCACACTCTACAAGAAAAGCCAAGCGGGAATCTGCAAGGTTACTTGATAAAGTGGCAGGCAATGACTAAATAAAACTTTCCCTTATTTCCCTTACGATTATCTCATAAGGGCAAAAATAAGGGAAAATACATATCGTTTCGCTAATGCACAGGCTGGAAAGCCTGTAAAATAGGGAAAGTTAGAAATATATTTCGGCAAACTTGAATTTAGCAGCTTAAAGGTCAAGGTTGGAAACGTCTATCTCACCAGACATCAGCTGCGGCAATAATGTATCTCGTAAATCAGCAAGACGAGAAGTTTCAGTTTGTCTTTGCGAGATCGTTTCAAACATTGGAGCCACAGTCTCATGGAAACGAGTGAGCATATCTTTTGGAGGAATCAAAACAGAGGTATTCTTGAAATCTGTCTTATTAAATTTAGGCTGAGCAGATCCTCCTTTTATTCCCTGTATGAGCGCTTGGCCTTGGAGATACTTAAACCAAATATAAAGGTAGTAGCGTAAATGGTCGTCCTCTGGTCTAAGCATAATAATGTTATTTCCAAGGGTCATGCGACCATCCAGCTTCGGGCAGAGAAATACACTTCCCACATCACCAACATTGGAAATGATAATCTCTCCGCCAAATAGGGTAGATTTGGATAAGAACTCATAGGAATGCTGGTCAACATATACTCCAAAGGAGCCCGACTTCAAATCAGTGTTCCTGATGAAATAAGCATAGTTTGGCTCTTGATATAGATTGACATTAGCTTTTAAAGACGCAAAGCTACCATTTGCCACATAGTCGGTTACGAGCATAGGCAAACTGCCAACCTTAACAACTGCGAAGTTCTCTGGTATTTCTCCAAATTCAGAGTTTACACGAGGACTGTTAGGAGATAAGGAAAATGCAGAAAACCAAGAGCGAAATAACACAACAGCTTGCTCCTCTAAATTCTTGTTTAACATACAACCATAACTCTTGCGAGTGGCAAGAGTTAAAAAGAGGGATTGCCACTCCGTAGTCTTTCTCTACGATAGAAAAGGAGAACAGACTATGAAACAGAAAGTAATCAACGAGGTTATGCAGGGCATGCTCGGCTGCCTCAACAATGTGCAGTTGGAAAGACTGCAAGAAGTGCTGGAACACGCATTGTTCCATAAGCAAGTAAGCGAGACGGAGGGAGAAGTAAATGCGACGCTAACAAATGAACAGCTTTTGGATAATTTTCTCGCGGCAAAGCGAATCGAGGGATGTTCTGAAAAGTCGTTGACTTATTATCGGACTACGATAGAAACGATGACAGCAAAGGTTAAAAAGAATGTCCGAGAGATGGAAACGGATGACCTGCGTACATACCTGACAGAATATCAGCGGGAGAAAAACTCCAGCAAGGTCACGGTGGACAATATCAGAAGAATCCTGTCGAGCTTCTTCTCTTGGCTGGAGGATGAGGATTATATCCTAAAGAGCCCGGCACGCCGTATCCATAAGGTGAAGGCAGCTTTGACCATCAAGGAGACATATACCGATGAGGCCTTAGAGAAAATGCGCGACAATTGCGAGGAGCCAAGAGATCTGGCGCTGATAGATATGCTTGCCTCAACAGGAATGCGTGTCGGAGAGCTGGTTTTGCTTAACAGGGATGACATCAACTTCGAGGAGCGGGAATGTGTCGTGTTCGGTAAAGGCAGCAAAGAACGGATGGTGTACTTTGACGCACGGGCTAAGATTCATTTGCAGAACTACCTGCACGAACGTACTGATGATAATCCGGCACTGTTCGTATCGCTCCGGGCTCCGCATGAGAGACTGAAGATTGGTGGCATTGAGCGTAGGCTTCGGGAACTTGGAAAAAGGCTGGATATAGAGAAAGTGCATCCGCATAAGTTTCGTCGCACACTTGCTACGATGGCAATTGACAAAGGGATGCCGATTGAGCAACTGCAGCAGCTGCTTGGCCATAAGCGGATTGATACGACACTGCAATATGCGATGGTAAAACAAAGCAATGTAAAATTGGCACACAGAAAATATATAGGTTAGGATGGTGAAAATATGGCTGAATGGGTAATGAAAAAGCTGAAAGACATAGCGGATTTCAATCCAAGGGAATCCCTTGCAAAAGGCGTAGTTGCCAAGAAGGTCGCTATGGACAAGTTACAGCCTTTTTGCCGGGATATACCGGGATATGAGCTGGAGCCATTCTCCGGCGGCACAAAATTTCGTAATGGAGATACGATCATGGCCAGAATCACTCCGTGTTTGGAAAACGGAAAAACTGCAAAGGTCGCAGTTCTTGATGATGGAGAGGTTGGCTTTGGCTCTACAGAGTATATTGTGTTTCGCGCTAAAGATGGTATAGATGAGGATTTTATCTACTATCTGGTTTGCAGCCCACTTGTTCGCGAGCCAGCGATAAAGTCGATGGTTGGATCATCCGGAAGACAGAGAGTTCAGACGGACGTAGTCCAGAATCTGGAGATAATGGTTCCGGATTATGAGGAGCAGAAACGGATATCCGCTATTTTGAAATCACTGGATGATAAGATTGCAGCAAATACGGAGGTAAACAAGAATTTATTTGAGCAAGTACGGGCACTGTACAAAGATCGCTTTATAGACCTAATGCCATTTGGTGGTTCTATGCCTTCAGATTGGCATCTCGGCACTGTGTCCGAAATCATCGAGCTTCACGATTCGAAGCGAATCCCACTTTCAAGTCGTGAACGCGCAGAGTTGGATAAAATTTATCCATACTACGGCGCAACCTCTGTAATGGACTATGTGGACAGGTACCTTTTCGATGGAATCTATCTGCTCCTCGGAGAGGATGGTACTGTTGTTGACGGGCAAGGTTTCCCAATCCTTCAGTATGTTGAGGGTAAATTCTGGGTTAATAACCATGCCCACATAATCACTGGTAAGAACGGATTCACAGTCGAACTGCTATACCTTTTATTCAGTTTAACAAATGTGCAGTCCATTGTTACCGGAGCCGTTCAACCGAAGATCAGTCAAGCCAATCTGAATAAGGTTCCTATCGTTATTCCGTCAGAAGCAGAACTAAAAGCATTTGATGAGAGTATCCAGCCGTTCTTTGCAGAAATCCGTAATTTACGGGCTGAAAACGATAGGCTTGCTACTGTACGAGATAGCATGTTACCACGCTTAATGTCCGGAGAGCTTGACGTATCCGATCTGGATTTTTAAGCTGCTAAATTCTTGTTTGAAGCGGAGCAAAGATGAATGAAAAACACCTCTAAGAAGAGGATAATGTAAGAAATAAACGAAGGAGTGAGACTCATGTCAGGATTTTATACCGAGGCGGACTATGAGAATTCGATAATCGAATTATTCCGAAACATGGGATACAGGTATGTCTACGCGCCGGATTTGGAGCGTGACTTCCGTAGCCCGCTATATGAAGAAGAGTTGGTATCAGCGCTGTACAGGCTGAATCCGAAAATGCCGGAGGATGCTATTATGGACGCGCTGTTCAAGTTGAAGAATTTTGAAAACGCTGAACTTGTCCAGAAAAATGAACTTTTTATGGATTATCTTCAGCATGGGATCGAAGTCCGGTATTTCGTTAAGGGCGAGGAGCGCTCCGGCCTCGTCTATATTGTCGACTATAAAAATCCTGAGAATAACTCCTTTGTCGTAGCAAACCAGTGGACTTTTATTGAAAACAGCAATAAGCGCCCGGATGTACTTCTGTTCCTGAATGGCTTGCCGGTAGTGCTTATTGAGCTGAAGTCGCCATCTCGTGAGGAAACAGATGCTTCCGAGGGCTATCTGCAGATCAGAAACTACATGCAGGAAATCCCGTCAATGTTTATTTATAACTGCATCTGCGTCATCAGCGATCATCTGACCAGCAAGGCCGGAACCATCACTTCCGGTGAGGATCGCTTCATGGAATGGAAAACAAAAGACGGCAGCTATGAAAATACGCAATACGCTCAGTTTGATACGTTCTTTGAGGGAATGTTTGAAAAAGAGCGCCTGCTGGACATCATCAAAAACTTCATCTGCTTCTCCAATGAGGGATTGAAGAAGTTTAAGATTCTGGCTGGCTATCACCAGTATTTTGCAGTTCGAAAGGCTATCGAATCAACAAAGAACGCGACAGTAACTGATGGTAAAGGTGGCGTATTCTGGCATACACAGGGCAGCGGAAAATCTCTGTCTATGGTCTTTTATGCACACCTTCTGCAGGAAGCGCTGGATAGCCCAACTATCGTAGTAATTACCGACCGTAACGATCTTGATGATCAGCTTTACGGTCAGTTTGCTAAGTGCAAAGATTTTCTGCGTCAGGAACCGGTGCATGCTACCTGCAGGAAATTGACAGAGACTTCCGGTAAGAATGATATAGGATTGAAGGACTGGCTGGACGGTAGGCAGGCAAACGGCATCATTTTTACGACGATGCAGAAGTTTGAAGAATCATCAGAGCCGCTTTCAGAGCGCCGCAACATCATCGTTATGGCTGATGAGGCGCATCGTAGCCAGTATGGATTGAAGGAAAGAGTTGATGCCAAGACCGGCGAGATAAAGGTCGGAACGGCACGTATCATACGTGACAGCCTTCCAAACGCTACATATATTGGATTTACCGGAACACCTATAGCTGCAAAAGATAGAAATACCCGTGAAGTTTTCGGTGACTATATCGATATTTATGACATGACACAGGCCGTAGAGGACGGCGCTACAAGACCGGTCTATTACGAAAGCCGTGTTATTAAGCTGAAATTCGATGAGGCTACGCTTCATCTGATCGATCAGGAATATGACATTATGGCAAATAATGCTGATCCTGAAGTGGTTGAAAAGAGCAAGAAAGAGCTTGGTCAGATGGAGGCTGTTCTCGGAAATGACGCTACCATAGATTCACTGGTTAATGATATTCTTGATCACTATGAAAATTACCGAGCCGATCTCCTGACAGGAAAAGCTATGGTTGTCGCGTATTCCCGTGCAATCGCTATGAAGATTTATAACCGTATTCTTGAACTGCGCCCAAGCTGGAATGAAAAGGTTAAGGTTGTAATGACCGAGAGCAATAAAGATCCAGAAGAGTGGCGTGCTGTTATTGGAAATAAGCGCCGCAGGGATGAGCTCGCCAAGGAATTCAAAGACAATAATAGCGAAATGAAGATCGCCATAGTTGTTGATATGTGGCTGACCGGATTTGACGTTCCTTCTCTTGCAACGATGTATGTCTATAAGCCGATGCAGGGCTATAACCTGATGCAGGCCATTGCCCGCGTCAATCGTGTCTTTCAGGATAAAGAAGGCGGCTTGATCGTTGACTATGTTGGCATTGCGTCAGCATTGAAGCAGGCCATGAATGACTACACAGCACGCGATAAAAAGAACTATGGTGATACCGATATCGCCAAAGTTGCGTATCCGAAGTTTCTTGAGAAGCTTTCCATTTGCCGTGATCTATTCCACGGATATGACTATTCCAAGTTTACGAACGGCACCGATCTTGAACGCTCGAGGGCTATCACCGGTGCGGTTAACTTCATTGTAGGCGCTGACAAGGAAAGAGAACGCGAAGACTTCATCAAAGAGGCACTGTTGTTGCGTCAGGCTTTGTCTCTATGCTCATCGCTGGTAGAGCGTGACCTACGTGTCGAGGCGGCATTCTTTGAATCTGTCCGCGTGCTTGTTATGCGCTTAATGAATCAGGGCGAGGGTAAGAAGATATCTCTGCCGGAAATGAACGCTCGTATCAATGAGCTTCTGAAATCAAGCATCAAGAGCGATGGTGTTATCAATTTGTTCTCTGATGTTAAAGAAGAATTCTCCCTGTTTGATCCTAAATTCCTTGAGGAAATCTCAAAGATGAAGGAGAAAAACCTTGCTGTTGAACTTTTGAAAAAGCTGATCGCTGAGCAGATACAGATCTACAGACGAGCAAATGTGGTCAAATCCGAAAAGTTCAGTGAAATAATTCAGGGCGTCATGAACCGGTATCTGAACGGAATGCTTACCAATGAGGAAGTCATCGAAGAACTCCTGAAAATGGCACAGCAAATCCGAGAGGCTCACGATGCAGGAGATGAGCTTGGTCTCTCTGAAGATGAGCTGGCGTTCTATGATGCTCTTACCAAGCCGCAGGCGATTAAGGACTTCTATGAAAATGATGAGTTGATTGCTATAACAAAAGAGCTTACAGAGGCACTCCGAAAGAATCGATCCATCGATTGGCAAAAGCGAGATTCAGCGCGTGCCAAGATGCGCATGATGATTAAGAGACTTCTTAAGAAACATAAATATCCGCCGGAGGGCATGGATGATGCGGTTGCTACAGTAATGCTTCAGTGTGAGCTATGGACAGACAATAATGATATGGAGCATCGGGTAGTTAACTATACTGAGGCTTTCAGTAAAAAAGCACAGGATTTACAGATGGTAGCGGAAGAACCTGCGCCATACGGAACAAAGAAGGAGGACTAACCTAATGGACGCGACAAAAGGTAATATCTACGCCATCTTAAATGGAAATAAGCAGTTTCTCATTCCTGTATATCAGAGATACTACAGTTGGGAGACGGAACAATGCAGTCGCCTTTGGAATGATATCGTTGACATGCAGAAAAAGGATAAGGTCGGTCACTTTGTTGGCTCTATAGTAAATATTGCGGAGCAGGCAATGCCGACTGGTGTTCAGAAATATATGATAATTGACGGGCAGCAGCGTTTAACCACGTTGAGCTTGCTGCTGATTGCCCTCCGCGACTATGCGGAAGATCATCCGGAGGATGGCACCATTAATGCTCGTCGCATCGATAATATGCTTCTGAAGAACGAATATGAGGATGGTGACGAGAGGTACAAACTGCTTCTTACAGAAACTGACCGCGACCTGCTGATTAGTCTCGTTGAGAAGAAGCCGATCAGTGATCCCGGTCTGTCACGCATCCTGTCAAACTATAACTTTTTTGCCGGTAAAATAGCCGATATGGAATTGCAGCCGAAAGATGTCTACGAGGCTATAGGTAAACTACAGATTGTCAATATTACACTTGACCGAAATGTGGATGATGCACAGGCAATTTTTGAGAGCTTGAACTCCACAGGTAAAGAGCTGTCTGAGTCTGACTTAATCCGAAACTATGTGCTTATGGGGCTTGAACCTTCAGAACAGCGATATGTATATGAGCACATGTGGAGACCGATGGAGTTGCTCTTTGATTATGAGAAGCAGGACTCTGTCATGGATAGATTTTTCCGTGATTACCTGACGATGAAGACTACGCGTATCCCGAAGATCGACCGGGTTTATGAGGGATTCAAAGCCTATCACTTGAATTGTGAATTCAGCACGATTCGGGAACTTTGCGCCGACCTGCTGACCTATGCTACATACTATACAAACATGGTATTCCGCAGGAGTGACAAGCCTGTCTTAAAATCTTTGTACTCAGATATTGGCGATCTTCGCATGGAAGTAGCATTCCCGTTCTTGCTCAAAGTGCATAACGATTGCACAGAGGGCGTTATCACGGAAGATGATCTTATTGAGATTATCAAGATGTGCATCAGTTATGTATTTCGTAGAAGCATCTGCGACATTCCGACGAATTCGCTTAATAAGACTTTTGCGACGCTGCGTAATGAAATCAAGACCGATGATTATATGAATTCTATTAAGGCCTTCTTCGTACTGCGCGATGACTATAAAGAGTTCCCGGATGATGAGAAATTCGAGAAGGCATTTGTGTCCCGTGACATTTACAATATGCGTTCCAGAAACTTCATTCTCAGCCACCTTGAAAACTTCGGGAACAAAGCTCCAATCATTATCGAGAATTATACGATTGAACACATTATGCCACAGAACAGCAATCCACGTGACGAGTGGAAGACTATGCTTGGCGCAAATTGGAAAGAGGTTCAGAAGACCTATCTGCATACAATAGGAAACCTGACACTAACAGCTTATAACTCGGAAATGAGCGATAATCCATTTATGGTAAAAATGGATATGGAGGGTGGATTCAAAGAAAGCGCTCTGCGTCTTAATGCCTATCTGGTAAAGCTGACAGAGTGGAATGAACAGCACATAAAAGAACGTGCAAAGTTGCTGGCTGAAAAGGCAGAACAGATCTGGACTTATCCTGAGATTACTGCTGCTGAACTTGCACCATATCAGGTAGAGGAAAAGCCTGCCCAGAAATACACGATTGACTCTTACGATATCAATGCATTTACACGGACGCTTTTTGATATGCTTGACAGACGAATTTGTAATCTGTCACCGGATGTGAAGCGTGAGTTTAAGAAGCTGTATATCGCCTATAAGTTGGATACCAATTTCGTTGATATCGTTGTTCAGAAACAGCGCCTTCGAATTTCTTTGAATATGAAGTTTTCGGAGATTCACGATCCAAAGGGACTGTGCAAGGACATCACCGGTCTTGGCAGATGGGGCAATGGCGATGTTGAGGTGTTCTTTGAACATACGTCAGAGATTGACGATGTGATGGAACTGATCGAGCAGTCATATAAAAAGCAGGCAGATGAATAAACTATCGGTTTGGGAGATGAGAATATGTCGGACATAGATTTTAGCAAAATAAAGCTAACTCAGCCAAGTTTTGATTACACAAATGATATGATTAGTAGTATTCAAAGAAGTCAAGAAGAATCATTAAGAGCTGTTCAGAAAGCCAGAGAAGCGAAGGAAGCAGAAGAACTCAGGCGGCACAATGAGCTTGTTGCTGCTTTAAAAGAAGCTGGGGAAAAGGGTGCTACTATTGTTATCGGAGACAATGCAAATGGAATTCAGATTCAGCAGAATTCAGCTGGAGCCCAGCAAAAAATGGACAACAAACAGACCTTTAATTATGAAAAAGCGTCAGAGGTGTTAAAGGAAATAAGTACATACTTTGAATTTCCTCAGTTTCAACAGACATTTGGAGACAATACAGAAAATGTAAAAAGTATTATCCAGAACACACTTGATGCCTTGGATAAAAAAGAAGATGAAGGCCTAATAAAAAAATCACTAAAGGTGTTAAAGGATTTGGCGATAGGCGCTGGCGGTTCTCTTATAGGTTCTGGAATATTAGCATTGCTCGGAACTATCCCGTTATAAATGTTGAGGCGATGGGATTTCAGACTTGTTCCGTCAGAGCGAAGTCTTGAAGCGGTCGGCAAATCTGTGTGTTTGCATATTATAAGTAGGAGCAAGGTCTTTGACCTGTTTCCGAGAACGTACAAGGGTAAAAATGAGTGTGTTTTACGGCAAAAAACACGCTTTGATAAATTCCCGCGAACGAACGCGAATTTAGCTACACACTTGACATCAATTTGGAGCAATCGAGCCACGTTGAGACGGTAGTATTGATGTCAAGGGTAAAGGATAAATAGCCCTGAAAAGCCCTGATTTCGAGCCATTCTTGGAATTTGGCGTCGGGAGCGAGAGCAGGAGTTGACCGCTCTATGAGAACTTATCAACCGCACCGGTTCGGAGCTGATTTTGATGCTTTTCATATAGTTTAGGCTACGGATTAGATGTCAGGTTTTGAGTGAGCGGATTAGAAGTTAAGGACGGGAAGGCTTGAAAATAAAGGATTTAACAAAACCAGAATTTTTCGGGCTGTTTTCTTAAAACATAGCTTATCACATTTATGTGGTATTCTTGAGAAGTAACAAATCACGAATCAAAACTAAACAAAAGTCAAAGGTAATAAGATGAGTAATAACGACTTTAAAGATAATGTTTATATTGTAACCGGTGCTTCATCCGGTATGGGCAAAGCCTGCTGTGATTTGCTCCTTTCAAATGAAGCCATAGTAGTTGAGTTTTGATCCCTTGGATATCCCTGGTAAACACTGGTTACTATGGCGTAATAGCAGTTTTTCAGGCCGAATTTGACCTTATTGTTTGCGTTAGGCATAAGTTTTAACCTCCTATAATCTGTGTTTGATAAAGAACCTCGTACATCTTTTCCGACTCAATCCAGACCTCCGATTTCTCGTATAGCAAAGCGTGAGCGATTAAGATGTTCTCGATTTGGGTTTCAGTTTCCGGGTCTTTTGCATCCGTGTAGAGCTCGATGTTAAGTTCATTGATCTTTTGGTACACGGTATCGTCTGCGAACAGGTTGTCCGTACCCGGATATAAGAAAACGAGGAAGGCGGCTCCGGTGACTCGCCTTCTGCAAAATGGTCGTAGGCAAGCGGGAGACCGACTTCCTCTAACATGGTGATAACTTCGTCGTATGTCATGATCCACCTCCCAGCTTCTGCTTGATGGTATCGACCAGCTTTTCTTGTACTTTCCGGTATCAACGGGAGCACCGCCAGAAGCCGCTGCAATCATGAGACAGGTAGGCCTATCGATAGCAGTAGCTCCTGCCTGAATAGCACCGCTGATAAATGCGTTTTCCTCAGCCTCGCTGAAAGCGCGACCGACTTCCTCGGAGATATATCCTTCAATATTGAAGAAGCTGTCAGCGAGCTTGAAGGCATCGATGCTGGTCTGGCTGAAGGTTGGATTGCTTTCGGTATAGGCGCCGTTCTCAGCAGTCCAAGTTGCCTGCGTATGACCATTTGCCACAGGAATCTTACGCTCGTTCTGAGTTGTGATCACCGTGCAGCCGATGGTACGCATGATGTTGTTCTCATCGAGAGCGCGTACAAGGATATGCTCGAATTCGGTAGGAACAAGATATCTGCCGTTACCGTCAGTACCTTCCTCCAGAACATCACGGATAACCGGATTGCCGGGATGACGAATGTTGTCCCAGAATGCCTTCTTATAAGCTGCGGATGCTCTGCCGGGCTTATATTCCTCAGCGTTACTGGTCTTGCCTGGCATATTGGTGATAGGAGCGGAAGTGGGCTGGTTCATCATCTTTTCAATCTCGTCCTGACGCTGCAAGCGCTCGATATCCTTAGTGAGATCAGTGACTTCCTTTTCCATCTTTTCGTAGGTTGCGGCATCTTCTGCAGAAACCATGCCGCCGTTTTCGGAGTGTGTATCAAGGAACTTCTTAGCTGCGTCCCAAGCCTTCGCTCTCTTGTCTATAAGATCTAAAATTTTGCTCATAGTTTAAAATCCTGCTACTATAATAAAGTCAACTAACTCCCTCACTGATGGATATACGACGCAGGAAAGCAGAGAGAGCGTAGCGAGTGAAGCTTTCCTGCATCGGCGGCGACTTGCCGCAGTGAATGTTTGTTATCGAAATCCTTTCGGATTTTTGATATACTTTTCTCGTACTGACAGAGGTTTCCTAAATCCTCCTTGTGACCCTTTGTTCACTAATTTAAGACTGGAACCTCTTTCCTTATGAGATTTCATTAATGAGCCGGATGTTGGGGCGCTTTGCGCTTTCTTCTCATGTCGAAGTAGGTTATGACTCATAAGGCCCGGAGGAATCTGTCGTACAGAATTTTTTCTGCGAGGTGTCCACATGTTTATCGTTAGTATTGATATTGCAAAACGCAATCACGAAGCTACTCTTATTGACCACGCTGGTAAGGTATATGGAAAATCCCTGCGCTTTGCCAACACCATTATGGGTTTCAACAAGCTAATGGATTTTGTGAACTCCTACGTCGGTGAGGAAGAAGTCGAATTCGGCATGGAAGCTACCGGTCATTACTGGCTGGCGCTGTATGCGCATCTGCGTAACAACGGATACACTCTGCACGTCATCAATTCCATACAGTCCGACGCGCTGCGTGGGCTATATATCCGCCAAACCAAGACCGACTCCAAAGATTCTTTCATCATTGCTGAGGTTATCCGGTTCGGACGTTTTAGCGAAACCGATGTGTCTTCACCTGATATGCATGCCATGCGTGAACTTTGCAGACACCGTTTTTTCATCGTGGATTCTGTATTGGATATCAAACGCAAGGTGATTGCGCTGCTCGACCAGATTTTCCCTGAATACGAAACTCTATTTACAAATACTTTTGACAAAACCTCATTGGAACTTTTAAGCGAAGCAACCACATCGAAAGAAATACTGGCACTGGATACACAAAAGCTGTTTGAAATCATCAACACCGCCAGCCGTTGGCACTTTGGCATGGACAAGGCGGTTCGGATTCAAGAAACCGCCCGCAACTCCTTTGGAATCTTACTGAGCACTAGCTCTTACGCTTTGCTCATTCGTCAATACATAGAACAAATCAATTTTGTAGAAGCACAGATAGCGGAGATTGACACAGAAATCGCTCGTTTGCTAGCAGGCTTTGATACGCAGCTCACTACCATTACTGGCATTAACACTACGCTAGCCGCTGTAATCTTGAGTGAAATCGGAGATGTGCGTCGATTTGAAAGTTCTGCCAAGCTGGCTGCCTTTGCTGGAATTGACCCTGCTGTGAAACAGTCCGGAGATTTCAACGGCACCCATTGCAAAATGTCTAAGCGTGGTTCTCCATATCTGCGGCGTGCCATCTGGCTTGCCGCAACTGTTGCCGCTTTTCATGATCCTGCTGTCAGCATCCTTTATCAGAAAAAACGTGCTGAGGGCAAATCTCACGGGACTACTATGGGACATATTTGCAGAAAAATGATTTCAATCATCTTCGCTGTGATGCGTAACAACACTCCTTATCTAACTGCTATTTAATTTCAATACTTGCTTGACATTTTATAGCCGGTCTTTTTTTGCTCAAATAAAAAGAACACCTCTCGATGTTCCTTTGATTTACTCTATTTGTTTTGGTAACCACTCCCACAATCTTAAGTCCTCCTGCCCGAGTGACCACATACACATTCCTCAAAGTTTCCATCGATAAGCCGCTTCATTTGCCCAATACACAAGGCTGTCAACATCTTGGTAGTAGAGGATAGAAAAACCATCTCCATCACCTAAGAAAATTCGAGAAATCCATATATTTATATCACTTGGTATGATGGTGGCCTTGTAATCATTCCCGCACTGAATGGAGGGCATGATATCCGAGTGAAAGAAATCGTAATCAAGGGATATACTTTCACTTCTTGTAGCCGATTCTTCTAGGTCTGCTGTTAAAGTAAAGACTTGAAACTCTTCATCCCAAGTACAGTTACTTCTTGGAATCCTTCCATAAGTTTTAAATGACCCATCTGGCATAAGCACATCAAATCGTTCATAGGGTTCATAGACCCACGCATCACCCAATCGAAGTAACTGGCAATTCACCTGATTATCTGAGCAAATACCTGCATAGCCATTTACATCAGAGCAAGTGGCTGTAAATCGTAGTGTATTTGATGCAGATGAATACACACGTAGTTGAGTACCTCGCTTTCGCATTTCAATGGTATAAAAGCTAGGATTTGTGCGAAGATTTCCTGCGGATGTTCTTGAAAAACTTGTAGAAAAACTGCCCTTCAAGGTAACACCTTCATAAAGCTCAATACGCTGCGTATCATAATTAAAGCAACAATAGATCGCTCCAATAAAAATGCCTGCCTTACCGCTAAAGTTTTCAGGGAAGATGAGTTGTGTCCTTAAATGGATATCTGAAAAATTGCTATAGTTCCAGGCTAATTGTCCCTTACCCTCCAGTTGAGAATAGGGTCGATTATAGAGCTACTTGTATCCTGCCACACACTCAATTCCCCCGATAATGTTGTCCAGTAGCTTTGGGGAAGTGGCGTATCATCTCTAAAATCCTCATACCACACCAGTGCAGAATCTGCCTTTCTTCTAAGCATCTCAAGTGTCAGCTTAAAGCCTGTTGCAGGTCCTACCATATCTCCATTTACATCTTTGAAATGTCTAGGAGCAAGGGTATATTCTGCTTCACCAACCGTAGGAGCTTCTGAAAATGAAGAGCAAACCCTAAAGCCATAAAACTGCACACCTTTTGTGCCAAGAGCGATGGTAAGGGTATGTTCTCCAGCAGTTAGCTCGATACCCTTTTTAAGCACAGTCCAAAAAGTAGTCCTCCAATAGGGCCACCATAACCTGTTTTCAGAGAAATACTCATCACTTCCATCAAGGGAGATGTTAATGCTGTTTTTATCCCAAAACGGATAGCCTAGCTTGACTCCAACATCATAAGTTCCTGCATGTGTAATGGTAAAGTGATACGTTGCTTCACCCTCATCTCCAAGTGTTGTTATGGTATTTGAAGTCGAAACGACACCAGAATAACTATCAGGCATTGCATTATGATCTATATAAATAGTCCCAAACGCCGTCTTTTGCTGTTTGCCATAAGCAGTCAGATACTGTCTCCCGTTGTAGCTTGCAGATAAGAGTGGGTAGCTATAACACGTTGCATCTCTTTCTTCCATATAATCGTATACATGAGGTAATGCCCAAGGCACTTTATTATCATCATCCCAGTAAGCTACGATTGGAATAAAAGGTTGAGGAGGAGCATCATCTGTAAAGTTATAGGCTCCAGTCATCCAGTATTTTGCAGCATAGTAGGAGGATTTTCAAATGAAAGAAATACGGAACTGGATTCAAGTTGCAATAACAGCAATCGGAGGATTCTTTGGTTGGTTTTTAGGCGGTGCAGATGGCTTTTTATATGCACTGGTGGCGTTCGTGGCAGTGGACTACATCACGGGTGTCATGTGTGCTATTTCAGACAAGAACCTCTCCAGTTCCGTTGGTTTTAAGGGTATCTGCCGTAAAGTGCTGATTTTCACATTGATAGGCATCGCACATATCTTGGATGCCAATGTTATCGGTGATGGCAGTGTACTCCGAACAGCGGTTATTTTCTTCTACATCTCAAATGAGGGCGTGAGCCTGTTGGAAAATGCATCCCACTTGGGTTTGCCGATTCCGGAGAAGATGAAGGACATTTTGGAGCAGCTCCATGACCGCGACAATAAGGAAAGTGAGGGAAAGTAACATGAATTTACACAAACTTATTTTAACGGAAAACGCCTGTTACAAAGCAGGCAGGAAAATCACGGTTAAGGGTATCATGGTTCATTCCACGGGTGCAAACAACCCGAACCTAAAACGCTATGTAGGTCCTGATGATGGTTTGCTCGGTAAAAACCAGTACGGCAATCATTGGAACACCTACCATCCCGGCGGCAGAGAGGTCTGCGTTCATGCCTTTATCGGCAAGTTGGCTGACGGCACGATTGCCACATACCAAACTCTCCCTTGGAATCACCGTGGATGGCACGCCGGAGGCAGTGCAAACAATACCCATATCGGTTTTGAAATCTGCGAGGACGGTCTTTCGGATTATGCCTACTTTAAGAAGGTGTACCGTGAGGCCGTTGAACTTTGTGCCTACCTCTGTAAGGAGTACGGTTTGACCGAACAGAACATCATCTGCCACTCCGAAGGTTACAAGCAGGGCGTGGCATCCAACCACGGCGATGTGATGCACTGGTTTCCAAAGCACGGCAAGAGCATGGATACCTTCCGTGCCGAGGTCAAGGCACTTCTGGCGACTACCGATGAGGAGGAAACCGAAACTCCTGCAGAGCCTACGGTGACATATCCTGAAAAGCTGACTACTGGTTATTACCGTGTGCGTAAGGATTGGAAGGACAGCAAGTCCCAGGTGGGTGCTTACCGTATTCTCTCCAATGCAAAGGCGGCGGCAGATAAGAACCCAGGAACTTTTGTTTTTGCAAATGACGGCACGGTCATCTATCCTGCGGATGAAAGTTCCGAGCCGGATTACCGTATCCATACGGTGGTCAAGGGTGATACCCTTTGGGATATTGCCAAGCAGTACCTTGGTAAAGGCGGCAGATACACTGAAATTAAAAAGCTGAACGGACTGACTTCCAATGTGATTTACAGCGGTTGGAAGCTGAAGATTCCGAACTAACACGATGCCCTTTGAGGATTTTTCCTTGAAGGGCATTATTTTTTGCCTTGAGGGGGTTCGATTCAGCCTGTCTTTTCGCATATAGGCAGAGGGAACATTTCCACCGTTCCCCGGACTGGAGGAATCACAATGGAAGTAAAACAGATTGAGAATTTTAAGATACCTAACGCCGTTGCACACGAAATCACACAGGAAGAGCTTCAGCGAGAATTTGACTATTACAGGGCACAGCAGGTGCTTGAAACCATGTTCCTGTTCGGCATGATTTCTGTGGATGAATTCCACAAAATATCGGCTTATAATCGCAAAACTTTCTCCCCATTTCTGGCGGAGATTATGGGCTAAATGACTTGATAGTTCCGCAATAGTACGGGAATATATCACTACCCAAAAAGCGAGGTGAGTTGATGAAAAGGATAACAAAAATCGGGGTAAACGAAACCCTGATTCAAAAGAAAAAGCTGAAGGTTGCAGCCTACTGCCGTGTATCCACAGCCAGTGATGAGCAGCTTATCAGCCTTGAGGCACAAAAGGCCCATTATGAAAAT